ATTAAAAAACCAGAACGTAAATATAAACCAGCGTCAAATACGCAATACTATTAAATTTAGAAAACATGAGTAAAGAAAGAAACGAACGGAGAAAGACAGCAGCGTTATTAGCTAAATCCGACAACTGGATGGTGTTGCACCAAGATAAAGACGGTATCAGCTACTACGCACCTTCTATAAATAACATGAGTATCATGGCGATTTATCTAAGTGAGAATGATGGAGCTTGGGAATATGTCGATCAATTCAGAAAGCATTACCTTGCAATGAAATTAGATATTGAAAACGAACAAACAGAAGAAACAGATGCAATTACCTAAACTAACAACAACGCCATTAGAAGCAATGTCAACGCTTCAATTAAGGCGAGTGAACAATAGAAGAAGAGGACTAGATACAGCGTGGAGTAATGCTAACGAGTTTATCAGCTTAAAGAAAGGCTATCCGTTAATGATTGCTGGAGTTGGCGGATCAGGAAAAACTGAAGTAGCATTTGATATTATGCTCAACGCTTCGCTGATGTATGGTTGGCGGTGGTTAGTCTTATCACCTGAAACTGGTGACCAATATGAAATCATTGAGGCCTTAGTTGAGAAGATGGCGGATGGTGCTGTGTTAGAAAAGACCAGCCAGTATGCAATGAGCGACAAGAAATTCGACCAGATCATGAAGTGGTTAAACGATCATTTCAGAATCCTTGATCCGACCGAACATTGGAAAGGAAACTTTACAGACTTACAGCTCAACATTGAAAACTTCTTCAGCGCAGTTGACAAAGAAGAAGAAAGACTTGGTGGTAAGTTCGATGGAGTTATGATTGATCCTTTTAATGAATTAGATATTGAAATAAGTGGAAGCATTGCAAACACCGTAAAGAATGAGCTGGACAGATTGATTGCATGGACTAAGAAAAAGAACTACCTCACAATTCTGACCAATCACGCAAACGATAAAACTGAGGTTAGAGAAAAGAACGCAGAAGGCGAATGGTATTTCTGGACACCTCCAAATAAAAAGGAAGAGTGGGCATACGGAGCCCAGTTCGGTCGAAAAGGTTATCAGATGTTGTTGCTACACGAACCGCATCCTGAGAAGCAAAGCGAGCTTGCTAATGCTATACCATCCGATTTAGAGATGGAACACAGCATCCAATGCCATCACAACGTAAGAGATGTGTATGTTCAGAAAACTAAGCCGAAAGGCGTTGGGAAGACTGGCAAATTCAGATTGTTTTATGATCGAAGTAAACAGCGATACTATTCACTTGATGAGAATGGTAATAAAAAAGGATTGTTATATTTGGATTAAACAAAGAAACTATCGAAAAATACCAAACTGTAACAACTGTAACAACTGTAACACCCTGTTACAAGTGTTACACCTGTTACACTAAAGAGGTAAATAATAAGTGAACACCAATATTATTATACTTTTATTGGATTCAAATCCAAAATTGTGATAAAACGACATTTGAGCCAAATAATTATTAACGTATTGTTATAAAGTGTATATTTGCTAAAACAAAAACAAAAAACGATGATTGACAACAACATTTTAACGAGCCTTCAAGCGTATTCTAACGAAATAACTGACGCAATCCACGAAGCGAAGCAAGCAAACGACAACCTTATTGAACTTTTAAGTGAGGCAGAAGACAACCAAGACAAAGCAGCTATTAGATTGGCAAAACTTCATGTCATACTTTACTCAGATATTGCTAAGAAGCACGCTGAATACATAGTTGATTTGGTTAAGTATAATAAAGATGTTCTGCCTAAAGATTGCAGGTATGTAAAAGAAGACAACACTTGTGTCTTGGATATTGATTGTGAATGTGTTTAAGATTAAAAACAAAAACCAAATAAACAAATAGACATGAAAAACTCAATACAAATAGAGCTAACAAGCTACCTTTTAGACCTTGCTAATGAAGGTGTACTAACAAATAATAACCGAGAAGATTGGCACTTTCAGGCGTTTAACGAGGACTATTATATAATAGGATATTATCAAGCCTCAGAATGGCTCAAAAAGCATAGTATAGATTCGTTTGAAGCAGTAGGCATTTGCCAACAGTATGAAATAGACAATTTAGGTGAAGCAAGTAGTGTTTATGACAACAGCGAAAAGGTTGTTAATATGTTAGTTTATATATACGGTGAAGAGCTTTTAAATGATCTTAACGTTGAAACAGTTGAAGAATTAAACTCTGAACTTTTAGGATTAGTTTGAAGATGAACAACGATAACCAATTCAACCAAGTCGATCTGCTCTTTGATCCAGTCAGAGCATTAGCACACGTTATTAGAATGAGAAACATCACGCTAACAAACAAACCAGACCATGAGTTTGTGGCATACTTCAACGAGATTGAAACAACGCTCAGAAAGATGCGCGAAAAGAATGAGAAACTCGCTGCTATGGTTGAATATATGACGCGGCAACAAGATAAGTTTTCAACATTAACGTCAGCCAACGTTGTCGAACATAGCGAAAAAGCACCACCACCAAAAGAAAAGCTGTCAGATGAAGACTGGTTAAGAAAACCACTAACTCAAGCCAACCTTAACTTCTAAAAATGCGTAATATGTGCGAATGAATTTAAGCACATTTAACGTAGCGTTTGGTTTAATCTACGGCTTCTGTTTCGGAGTCAATTACTTCGCTTTTGATATCGAAGATGAAGACGGTTCGGAATACAAAGAGCATAACACCCAAATTCTAATAGGTTTCTTTGCCATCAATATAGCGGTTTATGAACCTTTGCACTAAACCGCTGCTTGAAATCTTAGCGGATAAACATGATCATTGGCTCAACGAAGCTAGAAATCTTGGTGCTGGAGATTTTACCGAAGACATCGTGCAAGAGATGTATGTTCGCCTTCACGTTTATGTTGATGATCCAAGAAGAATAATGTATGACGTTGACGAAGTAAACACTTTCTACGTCTATGTTACGCTGCGAAACTTAGTAAGCAGCCTACACAAATCACAAATGCGCTTTAAGATAGTCAGAGGCAAAGAGATGGAGCGACTATGTGAATCAATAGCTGAAGATGAATACAGCGTTGAAGATGATGAAGATTTTGAGCATAAGATCGAGATGATTCACAAAGAAGTCAAGAAGTGGCATTGGTATGATCGTCAGATGTGGGAGCTATACTACAATAGCGAATTAAGCATTCGCAAACTAGCGCAAGAAACTAAGATCAGCACCTCATCAATATTTAATACTTTGAAAAATGGCAAAGAGAAAATCCGCAGCAAGCACAAAAAGTAAGGGGCTTGGAGATACAGTTGATAAAATCACCACTAAAACAGGAATCAAGAAAGTAGTCGAAGGATTAACTCCAGAAGGTAAAGATTGCGGCTGCGATGCGCGAAAAGAATTACTGAACCGATTATTCCCATATAACAAACCAGAGTGCTTAACAGATGAAGAAGCTGAGTTTATAGGCTCAATTATCAAGTTGGATAGAATAGACTCGCTAACGCAAACAAAGCTAAACACTATATATAATAGAGTCTTTCACGACAAACAAAAAAGCACTTCTTGCGCACCTTGCTTAAAAGATAGAATACAAAAATTAAAAACTGTTTATGATACCCACTACCAAGATTAAACTCAGCGACCTTAAACCGAACACAAATAATCCAAGATTCATTCGTGATGAGAAGTTTAAAAAATTAGTTAAGTCAATTCAAGAGTTTCCTCAGATGCTTGAGCTTCGACCTATTATAGTCGATGCTGACTATACAATCTTAGGAGGCAACATGAGATATATGGCTTGCAAAGATTTGAGAATCACAGAAGTGCCAGTTATTGTAGCAGATGAATTAACTGAAGAGCAAGCTCTAGAATTTATTATAAAGGATAATGTTGGCTTTGGTGAATGGGAATGGGATACACTAGCAAACGAATGGGATGCAGTTCAGTTAGTTGATTGGGGATTAGATGTTTGGCAACAGCCAGCAGACGTAGACTATTCAATTCTTGACGAGGATGACGTTTCTGAACAGTTGGAAGAAATGACAGCTGGGGTTAAGAAAGCCATTCAAATAGAATTTGAAGCAGAGCACTATGAGGAAGCGTATGAGCTGGTCAAGTTTTGGCGCGAACGTGAAGCGTATGTTGGAGGTATGATAATGGAATATTTAAAGGATCAAAAAAATAAGTTATGATTTGCTTTATACCCACAAAAGGAAGGTTAAACACAAAAACGTACAAACTTTTTCAAGACGTTGGTATAAAAGTTTTTCATTTTATTGAGCCTCAAGAGTTTGATGATTACAATGTGCCTAATAAAGTTTCTATATTAGATAATGACAAAGGCATTGGATACGTTCGTAATTTTATGTTAAACTATGCTAGGCAGAATAGTTTTGAATGGGTTATAATATGCGATGATGATGTAACTTCTTTTGGTATTTACAATGGTAAAACGGTAAAAAAAGACGCATCTATATGGTTTAATATATTAGAAAAAGCAAAAAAATTACCTTTTGAACTGGTTGGTATAAATTATACTCAACACGCTTGGCACGAGAAAACAAGTTACTCTATAAATAGAAAGTTTGCGGAAGTCTGCGTCTTAATGAACGTAAGTAAAATAAAATGGGATTACCGACCAGAGTTTAATTTAAAAGAGGATAGAGATTTTGCATTGCAAACTATAAAAAAAGGTAATGGAGTTTTAAGGTTTAATCACTTTTGGTTTGCTTGCCCTGATGTTGGTTCAAACGCTGGAGGTCTTCAGTCTGAGTACAAAGCAAAAAAGGATGAGGAAACTGCTAAAAAAATGTGCTATGAGTGGCATCCATTTGTAACCTTAAAAAACAAAGGAGATAGAGTTGACATGAAAACAAAGATAAAAGAACTAGCTATGCATTATAACAAAACAGTAAAATGAAAATAGTTGATTTAATAAAAGTAGAGCATAGCAGAAAGATAGGAGAGGCTTGCGAATACATAGAGCCTAATGTAACTGAAGATTGTATATTTTATGCAGACGGAGAGCCAATAGGTTTTTATCTTAATAAAATGCCTGAAAAGATGTGTAAGTTAGCAGATTTAGCAGACAAAGAATTTAATTCTAAAAATGTAAACAAAACTTCTTTAGATAGAAAGCCTACTGATGGTTTTGATGAAGAAAAAGGTGTATGGAAATACAAAAATGTAGTTAAGCAAATGAGTGCTATTTTAGGTAGTGTTCCCCCAAAGCCGCATATGAGAAGGCCATACCCAAGTATTTCAAGAGTTCACGAAGAAAAAAAATCACAAACATTTATCAAAGCAATGTTACTTTTAGCAAAGGAAAGCGAACTTTTAATAAAAGAAATACTACCAAAACAATACGAGCAACAAGTAAAATTATTTGAAGACGTGCCAGAAAAATGGAGGTTTGCGAATTTATTTACAAGCTCTATTTCTAACTTTAATATTTCAGCTCCATTTCATAGAGATACTGGTAATATAGTGGGAGCAGTAAACGTAATAATTTGTAAAAAGCATAACTCTAAAGGAGGCGATTTGCACATACCCGACTATGACGCTACGATAGGACAAAAGGATAACTCTATATTAGTTTACCCAGCTTGGAGAAACGTACACGGAGTAACGCCAATAATACCAACTCACGAAGGAGGGTATAGAAACAGTTTGATATTTTACCCATTAAAAGCATTTAAAGGAATTTAAAGATGAACAAAACCGAACAGCATAAAAAGGCAATGCTTGATGCTTTAGAGAAATCTCTGGGAGTGGTTACATCAGCTTGTAAAAGTGTTGGCGTTGGTCGAACCACATTTTATCTATGGATGAATGAGGATGAAGAGTTCAAAAAGGCAGTTGATGATATTGAGAATGTCGCTTTAGATTTCGCAGAGAGTCAGCTACATAAGCAGATGAAAGACGGTCAAGCATCAAGCACTATATTCTACCTAAAAACGAAAGGAAAGAAACGAGGATATGTTGAACGCCAAGAAATTGAGCAAATAGGCAACACCAACACATTCCAAGTTGAAATAATTGATTCGCAGGGTGAGTCGGATAAAGACGAATAAGATATTCAGGCATCTTCAGGAATCAACTAAGCGGATAACGGTTGAGCAAGGCGGTACAAGGTCAGGTAAAACCTACAACATCTTACTTTGGCTGATTCTTGAATATTCGATTCACAATGAGAAGAAGGTCATAACCATTTGTCGAAAGACGTTCCCATCACTTCG